CAAAAGGTATCCCGCACATTGGTAGCGGAGCGATATATCCAGTGCCGGAAACGGATGTCTTTGTCGATGATTTCGCAATACCGGAGGACTGGCCAAAAGTCTACGGTCTTGATGTCGGATGGAATCGTACTGCGGCTGTTTTCCTGGCGGTCGATAAGCAAGCCGATATCGCGTATATCTGGTCTGAGTACTACAGGGGGCAAGCGGAGCCAGCAATACATGCGGATGGGATAAGATCGCGCAAAGTAACGCAGGGGGTTATCGACCCTGCCGCAAGAGGCAGATCACAGCACGACGGGAGCAGCCTGATTGACAGTTACCGGAGCCTGGGATTGTCTTTGACTCCGGCAGACAATGCAGTGGAGTCTGGCCTGTATGAGGTTTGGCAGCGACTGAGTTCTGGGAGACTCAAGGTTTTCCGCTCATGCCAGCAATGGCGGCAAGAGTATCGGATGTACCGTCGTGACGACAAGGGGCGCATTGTCAAGGATAACGATCATCTTATGGATGCCACACGGTACGCCATCATGTCCGGACTAAGGATAGCGTCAACCGGAATACCACAAGATGATTATTCGCCTGCTTTTGTGGGGTGGATGGGATGATTTTCAAAAAAATATTTTATCGCGCGGAATAGTTCACTTACGTGTTGATTTTTCGTTTAAATCAACTTATGGATATATGGCTACTGACTCGCAGCTCATCGAGGACGCAAAAAAAATATTTCAGCTTTGCGAAGATGTCGAGCACGATAACCGCGCAGAGGCTCTTGATGACATGCGGTTTTCGAAACTCGCTGAGCAGTGGCCGGAATCCGCAAGAAGGCAACGCGAGATTGATGGAAGACCTTGTCTTACGATCAACAAGACGACAGCGATCATTAATCAGATCGTCAATGAGGCACGGCAAAATAAGCCAAGCATCAAAGTACATCCCTCTGATGATGCAGCTGACCCGCTTACGGCCAATATCTACAATGGGTTGATACAAAATATACAGTACTCGTCTAATGCTGACATAGCATACGACAATGCAGTGGACTGCAGTGTAACGGGTGGGTTTGGATATTGGATGGTTGATATTGTCGATTCAGATGACGACACTTTCGACACTGATCTGCGCATAAAACCGATCTACAACCCATTCTCAGTTTTTGGAGATCCGCATTCACAGGAGGCAGACGGGAGCGATTGGAATGTGGCTTTTGTAGTGGAGCGGATAACAAAAGAGGCTTTTCAAAAACAGTGGAAAAAAGCTGAACAGGTTGACTGGAGCTCTACCGGATATGACGCAAACAATGACTCGTGGGTTGCAAAAGATGATTTGTTGATCGCGGAGTGGTGGACTCGTGATGAAGATTACAAAGGCATTGTACAGCTTAGTGACGGAACAATACTTGATGAGGAGACGTATCTATCCAACAAAGAGATAATTTCTGCTATAGGGTTAACTGTAACGAGAGATCGAAAAGTAAAGTCTCATAAAGTAACGCAGCGCATTATAACCGGCGCAGAAATACTGGAGACAAACGTCTGGGCTGGATCAATAATCCCCATTTGTCCGGTTTATGGTCAGGAAGCAAATATTGAAGGAAAACGGTACTGGAAAGGGATAGTTAGAGACATGAAAGACCCTTGCAGGTCATACAATGTCGCAAGGTCAACTACGGTCGAGGTTCTTCTTCAATCCCCTAAAACTCCGTTCATCGGGCCTGTTGGAGCTTTTAACAGTGACAAGCAAAAGTGGCAGCTTGCTAACGTAAACGCATTCCCATACATCCAGTATGACGGTCAAGTGCCACCAGAAAGACAGCCATACGCAGGCCCTCCTGCAGGGTTGAATCAAGAGGCGATGCAAAGCGCTGCCGATATTCAGGCAGTGACAGGACTCTTCGACGCTTCGATGGGCGCGCCTGGAAACGAAACATCCGGAGTTGCTATCACTGGAAGGCAGCGCGAAGGAGACACTGCGACGTTTAATTATATCGACAATGTCAGCCGCGCCATACGTCATACAGGCCGCATACTGATTGACCTGATACCAAAAGTATACTCTGGCGAACGAATGGTTCGAATTCTAGGGCCATCCGGAAAAGACCCGTCAACGGTCCAGCTCGGCAGGCCGGTTACGCTTCCCAGCGGTGATGTAAAGGTTTTTGACTTGTCAGCCGGAAAATATGATTTGACAGTCGAAACAGGACCATCATACACAACGCGCAGAGAAGAGGCTGCTAACCAGATGATAGATCTTGTGCGGGCAATCCCGTCCGCTGCTCCGGCTTTAGCTATTCCGCTGGTTAAAAATCTTGATTGGCCTGGATCTGATGAGGTGCTTGAGTCCCTTAAGCAGTTGCAAGGGCAAGACCCTCAAATGCAGCAAGCTCAACAAACAATACAGCAGTTGCAGCAGCAGGTAGCGCAATTGACACAAAAAGCGCAAACAGCACAAATGGATGCATCGATCGACGTTGAAAAGTTAAAGATTGACGCATACAACGCAGAGACTGACAGATTAAAGGTCGTTCAAGTTGGCATGGGGCCTGAGGATGTACAGGCGCTCGTCATGCAGACATTGCAACAACTTTTAACAGCAGGTAATATTATGCCTGGTGCAGGCCCAGGAATGACTCAACCGATTGCACAAACCATTCCCGCTCAGAATCAAAACGGGATAGCTTTAAGCGGATTGCGGCCACAAGGGCTTCGTCCGGAAATTGCTGCTCTTGTCGCGCAGCAACAACAAAATCCAATACCTATTCCGAATAGATCAAATGACGGTATGATTAACCCGTCACGAATACCACAATCACCAAACAATTAACACCAACCATTAAGGAGTGTAAACATGCCCGATGAATTATTGACCAATCAAGCAGCAGACACAACGGTAACGGATGCTGTAGAAGTCAACAGCGATAACCATGAAATAGAGGGAACAGGAGAAGCTCCTGAACTCGACGAATCCGGAAACCCAATTGAACCAGCAGAAGAGATCGAAGAGGTCGAATGGGAAGACGGGAAGAAATATAGCGTTCCGAAGGCTCTCAAAGGAGCGTTAATGAAGAATGCTGACTATACGCAGAAAACTCAACAGGTCGCAGAGCAGCGCCGCCAAATCGAAGATGCGCAGAAGCAGTTTCAGCAGCAGGTTGAGTTTCAGAAGGCCAATATATCTGATTACGCAAAACTCCAAAGTCTTGATGACCAACTTGGAGTATTTGAAAAGATTGACTGGCAGGCGGCATCTTCTCAGAATCCGGCAGCAACGCAGCGGGCATGGATGCAGTATCAGCAGATCAAAGATCAGCGAACTGCATTAGGACAAACTTTGAGTCAGAAAGAGCAGCAGCAGGCCATCGAAATGCAGCAGAATACTGCTAAGCAGATCGAAGAAGGGCGACTAAAGCTTCAAAAAGAAATCCCTGACTGGTCACCAAAAAAGGCAGAAGAGTTGACGAAATTTGCCAAGGAAAAGTTCGGATTCACCCCTAACGAGTTAGGGCAAGTGAGTGATGTACGATCCATCAAATTGCTCAATATGGCCTATTTAGGGGAGCAGGTTATTCAAAAAGCAAAACAAAGTAAGCAGCCCACCGCAATAGATGTAAAGCCGTCTACCAGCGTTTCCGGAAGAGCTCCGGCAACAGCAAAAAGCGAAGATCGCATGACAGATGCGGAGTGGACTGCCTATAGACAAAAGCAACGACAAAAGAAATAATTTATCATGGCCAATACCATTCTTACCCATCAGATGATCGCCCGCGAAGCGGCTGTCATGCTTAAGGAATCCGTTCCATTCCTGACAAACATTAACAGGGCTCGGGAATCTGACTTTCTTACTCCGATAAACTCTATTAAGAAAGGAACGTCTGTAACGATCAGAGTTCCCGCAGACAATGTCGTGTATTCTGGATCCATATTCGCAGGAGGCGGAAGCGCTCCGGCACAGACAGAGCTTCCTGTCACCCTGACAATCAACACCCAGCTTCATGTTCCTCTTACGTTTACTTCGATTGAGAAGGTGCTGAAGATTGAAGATTATCGTGATAGGTTCATAAAACCAGCTATCAATACGCTTGGAGCATCAGTACACGCAAACTTGCTCAGTCAGGCAATTCCGTTGGTTCCAAACCTTGTTGGCACAGCAGGATCTCTTCCTACGGCGTTCAAGACGTGGGGGTATGCTAGGTCACGCCTTGGAGATGTTCTTGCTCCTTCAAGTGACAGGTACGCTCTGATATCGCACGACTCCAATAACGAGTTGACAGACACAACAAAAACTCTGTTCACTCCAACGAAGGACATTGGAGAGCAGTATCTTGAGGGCTCCCTCGGAAGGTTGCAGGGTTTGGATTTCTTTGAAACTTCGGCATTACCAAGCATCACGAACGGGTCTACGGTATCAGGCGTGACGGTATCAGGAGCATCTCAGACCGGTTCAAACTTGTTGGTAGGAGGTGTTTCTAGCGGGAACACGTGGAATGCCGGACAAGTATTTACCATTGCTGGTGTTTATGCAGTGCACCCACTGACACAGACAACATTGCCTTGGCTCAGGCAGTTTGTTGTAACAGCGAACACCACAGCATCAACAACAACGGTTACACTACCAATCTATCCATCAATTGTAGTCGGTGGCTCTACAAATCCAGGAGCAACGGTAAGTGCATCACCTGCAAACAGTGCAGCCCTGACCTTTGTCGGTTCAGCTTCTACAGCATATCGGCAGAACATTACTTACCAGAAGGATGCGTTCACAGCTGCGTTTATTCCGCTTCCCGTACTTGCATCATGCGAAGGTTACACCTATAACGATGACGGGTTTGCCGTCCGTGTCATGACCTTCGGAGACGGTAAGAATGACCTTGAAAATACAAGGGTTGATGTGCTCTTTGGTTTTGCCGGTGTTCGTCCAATGCATGCGTGCAGGGTGACTGAATAGGTAGTTGTTTCGTTGAACTCCACCGGTTTGTCTGTTAAGCCGGTGGGGTATTTTAAACCTGTAAACAAAGAGAGATGCCGGAATTTCAGGAATACCCAAAGATGATCTGGCCAAATGGGCCGGATGGAGAATACGTTATTGTGAATAACCAAGAAGAGGAACTGGAAATATCTGGTCAGCCTGAAGAGGACATAAACCTAAAAATACCGTCAAACAGGAGAGGAAAGGTATTAAAGGATAATGGATAATGGCTCTTGACACTTACACCAACCTGCAGAGCGCAATTGCTGATTGGCTTAATCGCTCAGACCTGACAAGCCAGATAGTAGACTTCATATCTCTTGCCGAAGGAAAGATGACAATTCTTTTTGCATTAAAAAGCGATGAGAACGAGGCGACATTATCAACAGTTACAGGATCCAGGTATGTTTCGCTCCCTTGGGATTATGACCTACCAATTGGATTATGGTATACCTTGTGGTCTCCAAGACGTGAAATTCTCTATCGTCCGGTAGAACAGCTCGGATACTCAAATGTATCAACATATCCTTCATTCTGGGGTGTTGATAACGGTAAAATCGCCTTTGACTGCAACGCTAGCGGCGTTTATCAACTTCTTTTCAGGTATAGGTCGCAAAAGAGCCTTTCTGTTTCAAATCAGTCCAACTGGATACTTGATAACTACCCGCAAGTTTACCTCTATGGAGCGCTTGCACAGGCAGCGGTTTTTTTGCCTGGTGAGGATAGATTACAGACATTTCAAGGGCTTTTTGATGAGGCAATGAATTTGGTGCAGACTCACGAAGGCCAACATGACCAAATGGCAATACTAAGAACAGATTATCCGATATCTCGGCGCGGAATCAATACGGCAGCTAACTTTTATTCAGGAGTATGATAGATGGGTGATACCTATACCCCGAATATTTCAATTATCCAACCGCAAGTTGGATCAAGTCAAGACACCTGGGGAACAAAGCTTAATTCTGCGTTTTCAACCATTGATGCAGTTTTCAGCCAGACCGGAACAAGTGTAAGTCTGAATGTTGGAACCGGAAAAACCTTGAACGCTGCAAGCGGAACCGTAAACCTTGGTTCAGGTGGATGGAGTGTTGGAGGAACAACCATAACATCCTCAGCGGCAGAACTTAATATTTTATCAGGGAAATCAAGTCTTTCAGGACTTGCTTTAGCTATTTTGCCTACAATTTATCCTGTTGGAAGCCTTTATTTTAACGCTTCGGTGGGAACAAATCCCGCGACGCTTCTTGGGTTTGGTACTTGGTCAGCCTATGGGACTGGAAGGCTCATCGCGAGTTATAGTTCTGGAAGCTCATATTTTGGGTCTGTTGGCGCAACTGGAGGAAGTACGGATGCCGTGCTTGTAAGCCACCAGCACGGCATAACCAACACAGCCGCAGGAGATCATTACCATACTTACAACTACGTTACATCAGGCGGACAGGTTCAGGGTAATGCCGGAGCAGGTGTTGCCGTGCAGGGATTGAACACAAATACGACAAATACCAGCAATGCCGGTTCGCATACGCATGCTGCGACAAGCGATATTCAAGGAGTATCAGCGGCTGGGGCGAATCTTCCACCTTTTATAACGGTCTATATCTGGCAGAGGACTGCATAAATGGCATTAGTTCCAATAACGCCAACACCAGGTGTTGTTAATGTTGGCACTGCTTACAGTAACAAGGGCCAATGGATTGACAGCAATCTTGTCAGGTGGATAAATAGCAGAGCGCACCCTATTGGGGGATGGACTGTTCTTTTTAACGGGACAATATCTGGTCAGATAATAGGGCTTTACTCTTATCCCATA